AGTCGGGGCAGGTGTCCCATTCGGCGCGCATCCGTTGCAGGTCGAGGAAGTAGCCGTTGCGACCGCCACGCCGCTTCTTGCGGGCCTTGAGCCGCTTCGCCAGCAGGATTTGAATGTCGTTGTCGGCGAAGTGGTTGTCACCCTTGCGCGGCTTCAGCCAATTGTCGGCGGCGGTACGCAGGTCCGACGTAGCCACCCACGGCACTCCGCCGGATTCCTCCGTGTTCGGCGGGAGGTTGCCGGTCAGCAGCATGTCGAACACGTAGGCAGAGAGTCCGGGCAGGCTGCGTGCTTTCTGCTCCGAAAGCGCCATGTTCTTTGGAAGATTGTGCGACGGACGCCAATCGCCAAGATCCATCTTCATCAGGTCGTAAAGCATGGCCGCCAGCCCGGCCCCGGGAATCAGCGTGCCGTTCGGCGACTTGGCGTAGAGCTGCCTTTCAATAGCTGCGAAGTAAGCGTAGTCCTCCATGTGATCGTCAGGCACGTCGAAGATCGCGAAGCGCCTGGCGTTCGCACCTGCCGGGACGATCCACCGCTCGTTCGACGCCATGATGATGTGGGCATAGTTCGGCGCGGTGACCACGTCAGCGCCTTTCCCTTCGATGACCAACGTGTCCTCGGTGATGAGGGTTTTCATCACCGCTTCCGCGGTCTTGTCGCCGTGCGTGGTCACTTCGTCCGCGAACAGCAGGCAGCAGTCCCGCAGGTGAAGGTTGAAGTTGCCGGTGACGTGTTTCGCATTGGTGACTTGGAGGCCGTGCCGCCCAAAAAGCTCCTTGGCTGCGCGACCAAACACGCCCTTGCCGGTGCCTTCCTTGCCCCGCAGGATCAGCGCGACGCCTGCTGGGCGATCCGGGCGCTGCACAGCGTCAGCCAGCCACTTCAGCCCGTAGTCGGAGCCACCGCAAAGGAAGTGGATATGCTCGCGCATCAAAGACCAGTCACCGCCCGGCGCAGGTGCGACGCCCCAACCGCGCCAGAGGTTGAGGAAGCCGTTGATCTCCTCGGCTTTCCCGGGAATGAAGATCACATTGTCGAACTCGCGCCGCTGCGGATGGTCGATCCACCAGCTTCCGACCGCCTTCTGGATGGGCTGCCCGTTCTCAGCAAAGCCAACGACTACCTTCTGATTGCGGTAGCGGTTCCGGAAGTCATCGAACGACTGTAGATCAAGGGCTTCACGATCCAGCTCGGGATGCGTCCGCCGCCAGCCAGCGATGCGGACCTTGCCCGAAGTGATGACCGCGTGCTGGTCATTGAGCTTGAGGAGCCACGGATCAACGGCGTTCTCGTGCGCGCGCTCGATCTGCCGGAGCGCGTAGCCCTTCCAGTCCGGCTTGTCCCTGACGCTCGCGGCAATCTCGTTCGGCCCAGTGATAACGCCCGAAATCATGTCGTCCGGCACTTCGGCGCGCACCAGGTCGCAGCAGACCCGGAACAGGGGTTCGGACCGCGAGGTGTATTTGGTCGGGTCGATAGGGTCCGCGCCGGTTGCAATC